GTTGTCTTGTATTATAATTTTGTACATATTTGGAATTTCCTGCAATCATCCATTGAAATTCTATTGAATTATATATATTAGAATCTATTCCACTCTTTTTTGAATTAGATTTTATATTAACATACTGTTCTGAATCTATTTCTATAATAGTATTCATTGGAGAATTTCTTTTCTGAACAAAATATCTTGTTATAAAACCAACAGTATAATCTAAATCTGTAGGTTTTATTTTTACAGGTACAGGTGCTTCATAACCTCCTTTTATTTCATTTCTGATTCTTATTGTTTCTGTATTGAAAGTATGTCTTGGGATTAGTATTTTAGTGTTTACTTTATTTTCATCATATACGTAAGCTATATTATTATCTGTATTTATATAATAATTTCCTATGTATTCTAAACCATCTAATGTATAATATTCTAAACCTTTAGTATACCTTACTTCTTTCATACAATTATAGATTTAAATATGGACATGCTCTCGTACTAATCGAAGTAGTCCAAACTCCTGTAGCATCTATTTTATCTTCTACATCCATAACAACAAAACCTATCCCATTACTAGGTCTTGCGAAATCAGGTAAATTCGTAGAAGTGAATACGTTTCCTGCTATGATAGGATATGTTCCTTCCATTTCTACTTTCATTTCTAAATCAAAATATTCCATAAAACTAAACTTACCTGAAGTATTTGTGCCTCTTATTACTTCAATCGCATTATGTATTTTCTTAAACTCAGCTAGTGAGGAACATGCATCGGCTATAGTATCTTCACTAAAATCTTTCTTAGCCATCTTAGCATATACTCCTATCTTCTCATCTGTAGATGTTAATTTTTTTATTACAGAATTATACTCTTCATCTACATTATCAGGATATTCAGTATCTTCTGATATCTTACCTGAAGTTCCTGAACCTTCTCGTATTCCTGTGACCAATGCCAAATCTACTGTGTCAGTAGGTAACTTACCTTCAACTACTAAAGATAGTGAATTTCCATCACCTTTTATAGGGTCTAATTCAAATAACGGATGTGGTGCTCCGCTGACTGCTAAAGCATCCGTAATAATTAATTCTTGTAATTGAAATTTATCATTTATTTTAGTTGGGTCAGGACATCTAAATGATAAGTTTACAAAGTTACCTGAACATCTTGATATTCTAGAAAATATTGTTTCAAAAAATTCTTTTATACTATAGGTAACATCAGAAATTCTATCTGTTTTATTTGTTTTATTCTTTGTTGATTCTTCCCTTGCAGTGTTTAATTCTTGAAATTTTAAATGTAATTCGTCTACTACAAATCTTCTACTTATTAATATATACCTATGTGCAACACGGTCTCCTAAAAAACAATTAGATTTGAAGAATGAACCTCCAATTTCAAAGTCTTTTCCATTACTTGCAGTATTTTTATAGTTTCCTGAACCTCTCCCCAAAAATAATACAGAAGTAGGGTCAGCCGACCTAAATTTATTTCCTAATGTACTTGCAGGAACTGCTGAGTATGGGTTTTCTTTCTCAAATGAAATTTTAAACTTAAATTTATTCCCACACTTGTCATTAGTTGATTTTAAAATAGTCTTGTTAATTAAGTCTACTATGTATTGCAAAGAGACATATTCGTGAGCATCACTACCTACACCTGTCTTTTCTTCTGCACTATTAAGGAAAGATGATATGAAGGATATGAAACGATTACTACCGGGAAAGTATTCGTAAATCTTTCCAACAGGATTTCCTCCTGCCATACCGTTAGACTTAGGTTCATACCCATCCCCTAACTCAATAGTTCTTTTAGAACCACCTTCTTGTAAATCATACATTATTTTAGTAATAAAACTCGTAACATTTTCAGTTCCTGCTAGTAATGAATTGCCATATGTGAATTTTTGATTTGGAAATATATATGATATATCACAAGATAGTACATCTAAATTTGCTACCGCAGATGCAGGGCCTATCGCATTAAACCTACACACATATGTATTTAATTCTGTATTTGAATAACCACCCGCTATTACATAAGCTCCCTCTATTTTATTTGAAATCTTTCCTCTACCGTTGTAATCAGAACCATTTCCCCATTCTATAGTTATTGGATTCCTATCTTTTTCTCTCCTCAAATACGCTCTAGAATATGTTACAAATTCATCAAATGAAAACACTTCGAATTCAACATCAATCTCTAAAGTTAAATTCATCTTTTCAGCTTTACCTGTAACTCTTTTTATACTTAAACTTTTTAAAATAGCTTTCTTAGGTCTATTCGTAGTTTCGTTGTAACTATCTGCATATCCTCCCAAGTTAGCTTCTAATGATGGATATCTTGTATTAGGCATAGTAATTCTTGCCCAAGCAGGTAATCTACGTGCATAATCACCACTTGGGTCACTACCTCCGTTTCTCATTCTATAATGTTCTTCCTTTCTTTTGGACATTATACCAAATGTGGAATCATCGAACTTTTGTCTAAGTAAGTCCATTTTCTATTAATTTTTGAATCTCTAAATCATCTATAGGAAATGGTATTCTCAGCCTTATGCCGGGTGGGACTTGGAAACCACCCTTCCCCAAATCATTTGCTCTTGCTATAACCCACCATAGCGTTTGGTCTTGATAAAATTCAAAAGCTAATAAATCTAGTCTATCCAATCTCCTAGAATATATATAAATATCACTCTGCCTAAAAGGTATTTTAGGATAGAATGTAGAACTATATCTCATATTTTGAGATGATTTATCTTTTATCTCTGAAGATAATCTTCTATATCTGTTCATTAATACTAGGTTATATTACTAAATATACTATTAATATTTGATGAAGGCATCTTCGTACCTATCCATCGTATAGTCATATTAACTGTTGTGAGTAATGGTAGATTATCTATCCAACTTGTTTTATCATTTTCCCATTGATAATCTAAAGAACTAAGATATCCAACTTCATCTGTGTATATATCTCCAATTGTGAATACTATAAAATTACCTTGAAATCCTTTATTTCCATCAAAATAATTAGGTAGTGTAGCTTTTGATAATGTATTCAAATCTTTAAATACTGATTTAGTATTTTCCGAACCTCCTGTTGCTACTACTGTAAAATTTAAATCTACGTCTTTTGTAAAAGATGACATTAATACTTTAGGGTCAGCTCTTCCTATTTCAGGAAATGGTTGCCAACTAGGAGAAAATCTAGAAGATATAGTATTTATATAAGCAGGAAAATCAACACTCTCGTTTAATGGTATAATTTTAAATTTTAATTGAGTAAACTTAGGTCTTTGTTGATTTCCACTATTTGGAGAATTAGGTAATATACTTCTTGCCTTTGCCATTTACATTGTTTTTTTAAGTTTAGATTTTAGTTTGCTAACAGTTCCATCATCAAATTCTACTACTAATTGTGGTGGAGTGCTAACGTACTGTTGCATTACACTTATAAATCTATCTAATCTATTATTTATATTGGCATTTTGTGATGCTGTGTTTAAAGTTTCAAAAGATGGAGTTTTCTCTGTATCTGTAGCATATGCAGTTTTTGTTTTTATAGGGTTTGGATTTATTGATGAATCTACTGTTGCAGTTGATTTTATTGTAGCATCTCCCAAAGTTTTTACATTTGAAGATATTTTAGACATATCTACAGATTGTAATGCCTTAAAGCTATTTGTTAATGCTATTATAGAATCTGATAACTTAGAAATAGGGTCAGAATACTTTATTATATTTTCTCCAAAATATCCAAATGCTAGTGCAAATGCTACAAATCCAATTGATGCTCCTAGTAATCCTATACTTGCTAAAACAGCAGATGCACTGAAGAGTACTAGTGCAGGGCCTAACAATCCTATTGCAAGTACTCTTTCCATACTCATCGATTCCAAAGAACTCGCAAATGCTTGTATAGCAGGTGCTGCTAAGCTCAATGCATATCCTAATGCTACGGCTGATGCTATTAATATTGCTAATCCTAATATTGCCGCACCGCTCATCATTATACTACCAAATGTAGACAATGCCGTACCTAATAATGTTAAACCTGTAGCTGCCATTGGTGCTGCCAAACCTAATGCTGCCATACCAATTGCAGCGGGTATCGCAGCTATGAATCCAACAGATGCTAGGAGTAATCCTACAGAGCCTAATAGAACTTTACTAGAACCCATAGACCTAAGTCCTGAAGCTAAACTTTGTAAATTAGTTTTTAACACTTCTCCATCAATAGATGCCATAGATTTAATACCAACCATAGCAGGTCTCATTATCATAAATCCTACGGATGCTAATGCTAAACCTACAGAACCTGTAAAGGTTTTACCCGTACCCATAGACCTAAGTCCTGAAGCTAAACCTTGTAAATTCTTTTTTAACATTTCTGAATCTATTTTAGATAATGCTCTCATTTGAGGTATTGCAGATTTCATTGTAGTAAATCCTACAGATGCTTTAGTTAAGCCTGTTGCACCCGCATTAGCTTTACTTGACCCCATAGATTCTAAACCTGATGCTAAACTTTTTAGAAAATCTTTTATAGTTTGTCCTGATTCAGGTTTTAACTGTTTAGATGCTTTTATGGTATTCTGCAAATCTGTGCCTATGCTTCCACCTGCACTAGCTTGTGGATTTGGTGCACCACCTCCCATACGACTTGAAACTGCTCCTTTTACTCTATCATATATACCTCTAGCTTTTGTCTTTATAGTATCCATAGCAGGTATATTCTTAAACATACTTGTTATGTTTCCAAAACTTAGTTTACTTAATTTAGAAAATGCAAGATATAACATTCCTATGCCACTTCCCAAACCTATTACATTTTTTGTAGAACTCCAAAATCCATCACTAAAAGCATCTGTAAATTTTTTAACAGCTCCCGTTAAGCCATCATCTATTATGTCATTTATAAATTGTAATGGCATTAGCAAACCTTCTATAATAAACCCAACACCTTCAAATGCCAATCCAATTCCTTTTATAAATACTGCTATTACTGATAATATATTTGATGCAGTTTCTAGTATAGGAACTAATGCTTCAACTACAGGTAATACAGCTTTTATAAGTGCATTTTTAACTTTGCTTATTGCTACATCAAATCTTTCAGCTTGTTGAGCCTTAGATATTTCAGACTTTAATTGTCCTGCACTCATTTTTTCTACACCATCCAAAGTTTTTAAATGGTCTAAAGCATACTTCTGTTCCTCTTCCGATAATCCTGTCAACTTCTCCCGTATGTATAAACTTTTCTGCAATTCACCAACTTCCATACCAAATGCTTTTGCTAAAAGCATTCTTTGAGGCACTGAAGCTTTTTGGAATTCAGCATATGTACCTGATTGTTTGGAAATCTCTTGCATCATCTTCACGGTATCACCTTGAAGAGCATAGTTTCTTGCAGCACTTACGTCTATCAATTTACCCATAGCAACAGATGCTTCCATTTGTGCTGTTAAACTTCCTTGAACATCGAATAAATGGTCTTGTATCTTCGATGCCTGTGATAAGCTATATCCTAATTTACGAACTTCTATAGCTGCTTTTGCTGCCTCGATTGGCATTCCTGCAAAATTGGTTGCTAGATATTCGGAGTTATCTACTAGGTCTTTTGCGATAACACCCGGGGCAAGTTTATTCGCCTTAGCCAAATTACCTACAGCAACCTGCATATTTCCTGCAACTCTCTCATCAGCACCTAACTCCATAAAAGTACCCTGCAACTGTGATGCAGTTTCAGCAGCATACCCAAATACTTTAGCAGCATCAGATATCTGAACTAATGTAGTATCAGTTAACTCTGAAAATCTTCCATATTTCTGTATGTATGCTGTTTGAACAGCAATGATATCTTCTAAAGTGGAAAGTTGATTATGAAAAGAAGTTTGTGCACTTAATGCATTCTTATATAAATCATATGCTTGAACAGATGCTAATCCTGTTTGAGCCTGTATACCTTTTGTTATTTCGTTGATAGAACTTAGTAAACCGTGTACTGCTTTGAATGCGAATACCATTCCTCCGATGATAGGGCCCATCATACCGATATGACCCCTCATAACTTTCATACCCGCTGCTAAAGCTTTTATAGGGTCTTTAGTTTCTATAAAAGTATCTCTAATAGCTTTACCTGCATCTATAGAAATATCTTTAGCTTGTAAGAATGCTTTAGATATATTACCTCCTATAAAAGGTATTAAATTAGCAATAGCAGCATACTTAGTATATGACGTATCTACACTTCTTACATAATCTTCATATGCATCGTTTATCTCTTGTCTAACTCCTAACTCTGACCTTAAAGCATTTGTTGATTTTTTATTATTTGCTATTTCTTCAGCAGCTGCGTCTGCTAATTTAGTTTTGGCACTTTCTATTAGGTCATTAATTTGTTCTGCATTAGCCGTGTCTTTAGCATCTATAAATGATTGTTTTTTATTCTTTAACTCATTGAGTTCTTCACTCATTGATGAAACTTCTTGCGAAAATTTTACTCCACTTTTTACTAAAGCATCAAAAGCCCCTGAATCAATTAGTGTTTTTTTCTCGTTAATATCAATAAATGATTGAGCTCTATCTAATAATCTAACTCTATCTCTTAATATTTGTACACTTAAATCTAAGTTATCAGAATTTCTAGCTATTAATCCTATATTTTCTTGGTCTAAATTATTTATTTTATCTTTTATTGTAGCATACTCATCTAATTTATTTAATTGTTCATTAAGCTTTTTTTGTAATATATCATATAAAGATTTACTTTCTTCTAACTGCTCATTGATTTCCTCTAATATTTTTTTTAATTCTTCTACGGTATCTTTATAATCTTCACCACTGACTTCTAAATTATTTAGTATCTTTTGTAAGTCCTTATACTCCTTTAATACCTTAGCAACATCTCGTAATTGAGCTGCTGTTAATTTAGTATTTTCTTTAAAAAATTGCTTTAGTTTAGTTTGTAGTTGTTCAGTATCTGAAGCTATATTCTTAGCCTCTTCTCTCGCTGCTTTTCCTAACTCTTCTATATCTTTTAAAGGATTTTTATTCTGTTTAGCCATTACTTAACATTAGGATGTTTTTTCTTTAATCTCCTTATTTCATCTTTGTAACGCTGTTCATTGAACTTTATATCGTGTATCAATTCTTGTATTTCAGGGTCTTTACTAGCAGTATACATTCTTTCTAACATTTTAACTTGCTTACCAAATGAAAATAATGCTAATATACCTGCTAAGAATCCTTCTTCCAAAATTTTTGAATTACGTGTACTCATACAAATATTTTACTATAAATATAATATAAATACTATATTTAGCACATATTGCTAAACAATACTATCTTCTTTTAGTTTGTTTAGGATTTTCTTCTTTTATATACCTCTGTATCTCGTCTATGTAAATACGTCTTACATATACAGGTAAGTTATATACTTCAGTAAATGATAATGAGCCTTTGCTATTGTAACTTATGTTTAATAATTGCTTGTAAACATCTAGTTTATGATTTAACGTCAGGCCAAAAAAACTGTACCCCGATGGGAGCATTAACACGAAAGGTCTCCCCTGTTTGTTTATCTGTCACCTCCACTGACAGATTTATTCCGGGTTGAATTTCTTCGATATATTTTCTCAAAGCTCTTGCATCGGATGCTAACATATTCTTATCAACAAATTCTCTAATGTACTTAGCATCATAATTACCATCAACAGATAATATATAATGCTTTAATTGTGTAGAAGATATCTTTGATAATCCATTAAATATTTTCTTATTTTTATCAATGTCTTCTTGCAACTTTTTTTGGTCAAGTTGTTTCAACATCTTAAACGTAATGGTAACATTAGATGATGGTAGTTGATATTTAAATTCATTTAATCCAACAGTTTCTACAAATTCGTCATCTAAGTATTTCAACGATATCTCAGATAAATCAATAATTTCCCTCTGTTTCTTTCCTGATGGAGTTTCAACGTGAACATCATATTCACTACCATAGCCAAATATTCTAGCTGCTACGGTAATAGCATCAATATCACCAACTAATAAATCATCTAATCGTACACCTTCGGTAACAACTAATGATTCTAAAAATTTATCAATTACAATTCCTTTTTTAATATACGACTCTGTTGTTAAGATATCTTCTTCTTTTGCAGTCATATACTTAATCTCAATAGTCCCACTATGAAGAGGACTATCTTTTGGGTAAAGTAGTCCTCTTGATGGTAGGTCTATGATTTCTGTAGGTATTCTATATCCTACAGCTTCTTTTTCACCTTGCGTTACTATAGAACTTTCCGTTTCGGGAGTAACATTTTTCTTTGGATAGCTTGTATCTAAACTCATATTTAAAACTTTTTATTAATAACTATTTTATAATACTAATTGTTTTCCTTATGATGGGAAAAATTCTGCCCAATCATAAGATATAGTAGCTTCAACAGCTACTAAGTCATCTGAAGATACATCAAAACTACCCCAATTGATGTTTGCAAAAAATGCACCATTCAACTCCCAATAAGCACCTGTAAGACCATTAATGTCTCCTTGAGGTGGAACGTAATATAATGTTATCTTTTTCTTATATGTTGACATATACTCATCAGTATCAAACTTTGAGTTGTGATGTTCATCATTCAACCAATTATGAGCAACAGCAGCACCACTTTTTCGTGCTGTTAGTGACTCATATGGGTCATAGAAAGTTACAGATATGTCTTGCCATCTTGATTTACCTTTGATTTTGAATTCAGAGTTGATGGTGTCAACGGCTACAGGATTATTCTCAATAGATGGAATATCCGTAGTCTTAATTAGATATGATTGCTCTCCCGCTTCATAATATGATTGTATGCTCATTATGAAGCGATTTTGCTGCTTCATATCAACAAACTGAAAATTATTACGATATTGTGCTGACATGGTTATATTGTTTTATATAAATATAGTATTTATTATTTTTTTATTAATCATTTCCTGTTCCTTCAGGAGTATCACTTGGGAATACAGCTCCTGTAGGTAGTACAAAGAGATCAATAATTACAAATTCCGCAGTTCTTGTTGGTTTCAAATATATAGCACCTCGCAATTCATTTCTATCAATAACTTCAGCAGTATTATTAGATTCATCCATTACTACTCTAAAGTCATATAATCCTTGCTTCTGTCTTACATCTTGGAAATATGGAGTAACAATATCAACAAATCTTTTTCTTGTCTGTACAGTATTTTGTTCAAACACTAGATATCTTGATGTTGAAGCTACAAACTTTTTAGCTGCTATCAATAAACGTCTAACATTAATTCTATCCAACGCTGAACGTTTCTTCTGTAATGTTTTCTGTCCCCAAACAACAACACCTTCCCTTGGATATGTAGCTATAGGATTTATGTTACTTGCATACAAGTCATCTCTCATAGTTGTAGATAGCTTAGTTTCAGCTTGTACTGCAATCTCTATACCACCTCTGTTCAAACCCGCAGGAGCAAACCAAGGAAAACTAACATAATCGTTAAAGGATAGTACACCTGCTACTAAACAAGATGGTGGTAACCATACATTCCTATTAAGGTCAGGGTCTGCAACTTGTAACCAAGGATAGTACATTGCTGCATAGTTAGAGTTTCTTGATTCACCTGCTAATTGTGCTTGTCCTATAGAATCACCATATTTAGTTGGGTCAACTACTAGGAAGACATCACCTCTTTCTTCACACATTGCAATGGCATATGTTATGATATCGCTATGTTTTCCTCCTGCCTCCTGAACTAGACCCGGCATAAACAAGGTATTAATATCATACTCATCAGCATTCGACAATATATCAATTGCATCATAATAAGCTGTAGAACCACTTATTCCTGCTGCTCCCTGAGATAGGTTAAATCCTTGTGTATTACTTGCTATAATGCTATCATAAAAAGCTCTTGGATGTTGTACATATCCATCACTTCCATATGCAAATGTTCCTGATACAGCAGCAGGTAATGATGCAGATAACGCTCCGCTTCTAATACCACCTGCCTCATTTAAATAATTTAATGTTTTCTTTAGAATTTCAACTCTAATATACCTTGAACGATTAGGATATGAACCTGACAATTGTAAGTATGGTCTTCCTGTTCCTGAACCTCTTAGTGTATACACTTGGTCTCCAACTACTCTTGGTAGATATCCTGCATCATTAGGGTCTAATGAAACATTACTGAATTGTTCAATAACAACTTTTCTTCCTGTTCTATCATCACCTCTCCGTAATACTAAATTAAATGTACCTCTTTTAAGATTTACATTATTAACTTCCCACCTAAAATTATATCTTGTACCATAAGTAGAAGATAATAATCCTAGCGTTTGAGTTGTAGAAGGGTCTTCAATACCATTATTTGATGCTATGTTAGTTCCACTATTTCCATATAAACCCTCAGACATCAAATGAATTTTGAATGAAGCAGAGGCTTCATTAAAGTGAGATGCTGTTAGGTTAGTCTTGGTCTTTCCACTATTTAAAAATGTTTTATATGAACCTGAACTAACTACATTAGTCTTAGCTATAGTTGCATTGCTATTTACAATTCTAACAACGGTTAGATTGTCACCGTATCTTAAATACTCTTGTGCAGTATAATTTGTTAAAAATTTAAATTCTTGTGCATAAGCTCCTGAACCACTAATGAAACTGTTACCGAATGCTCTAAGGTATTCTGAATAGTTTGATATTGTGGTAGGTCTAAAAGCAGGGCCGTAGAGGGTAGGGCCAATCACTGCTGCTCCAATTGATTGTATTTCTTGAGGTAAGAAACTTAGGTCTTTCTCTCTCGTGAATACACCCGGACTTACAAATCTTTCGTTAGCCATTTTTTATCTTATTGATTTTAATAATTGTTTTCTACATATAAATAGTATATAAATTTTTCAAAATTATATTACTCCTGTTCATTCGGAAATCTATCAACAGCATTTATATCAAATGATGATTGTTCAGTTCTAAACACTACTCTCTTAGTTGTATATGCCTTCTGTATTGTTGATTTTCTTAATTCAAATTCAGACTGCAATCTAGCATATACTGTTAATGATGTTGTAGCTTTTACTAATCTTTCTGTAGTTGTTGGATTAATTGTTTCAAAATTTATGTCTCCAACTTTTGTCCTAAATTTAAATGAATCTCCCCAAGAAAAGTTACTTGTCGGAATTATGTCTTGGACAATAGAATTCATTTGCTCTATATAGTAACTAAATAATATTAATTCATATTCTACTATATAAAAATCAGGTAGTACTGATATATAATATTCATCAGAATATTTTGAATTAGATAATGTTGAATGTTGGTCTCTTATATTTTCGAAATTTCTTTCTTTAGGTGTTATGGATATAGTAGCAGAACCATAATTAACATCCAACTTCTTAAATCTTTCATCCTCAGTCATAGACAGTCTTCGTATTGTTCCATACGGAGCTAGTATTTTTCCTTGTTTATCCCGCATATATCCTCTTGCTTGGATTTGATTCCAAACTTCAGCAGATGCATATACTATAGGAACATCAACCATTGAATCATTTTGTTCGACTTGAGCATTTATAGTATTTTTCAAATAATGCATTACTGCATAATCGACATCATATAATGTTATGGCAGGAGTTCTAAAGGTGTCATTATCTCTCCTCGTCTCATAAGCTCTGTTAAATGGTGGTTCAACACCTGTTAGTGATATTATAGGATTTTCTGCCATTATATTCTATTTGGTAAATCATATATGCTATTTCTTGGAGTCATCACATTTTCAATTCCTAAACGGTCTGCTGTTACTTTTGCTCCTCTTGCAACAATACTTACATTGTATCCAAACTCGTCTCTTCCATCTTCAACTGTTGTTAGTAACGTATCAGGATTTCTTCCCATCCATAATTGATTTGAACCTACATAATTCAATTCATAATATTCAGAATCCCATTTAATAACATCACCTTCTTGTATTACTAGATTTAAATCTTTTAAATCATCTCTAAGAAATGAAAAAGATACATTTCTCATAAAAGTAGTTAAATCGTCACCATCATATTCTTTCTCTTCTCTTGTTATCAATGAATTAATTCTCATTGGATTATAAAATATTTTTTTGGAAGATTCACCATAAATATTTACTTTAGTATATTGAGTAGCTATCTTATATACTATTACTTCAGTATTAATTATAGAGTTTATCAATTCTCTATTAAGCCTTCTAATTAAACTAACATCCCTCGAACCTCCAAATAGTGCCATATTAATATTCTAAATCTTCTTTTAAATTGTCATAATCTGATTTTTCATACTTATCTACATCAAATTCATTATGCCTATTTACATGCAATGAATAGTCCAATTCTTTTAATATATTAACTATCTTTATCATCCTATATAAAATCTTAAAGGTACTCTACTAATTTCTACTTGTAAAGCTTCAGATTCAGCTGCTTTTCTTTCTAGTAAATTCTGTCTTGAAAATTGGTCTAAAATTTCTTTTAATTCTTCAATTAATGAAGTTTTTTCTGCTTCTGCCGCATTTAATAATGCGTCACCATTTAATGTAACATCTGATTCAGGTATGGGTATTGAACTATATTTACTTCTTACATACCCTAGCATCTCTTTTGATAATGCTAATGTATATTTTTTTATCCATTGTTTTCCCATTGCATTTATACGTGAGTATACCATATTGCTATAGGGTACATTTGAGTAATCGCTTATTCTTCCTCTCCCCCGCTTTAATGGGTTAGTCTCCATATTATCTAAAGTATACTCAAAATGTAGTGTTGTATCTCTTGATGGTATTGGAAATAAAGTTAATCTATTATTTACTAACCTAAAACTATATGCACTTTTTCTAATTAAATCATTGAATTCTATTCCTTGTATTCTAAGCAAATCTGCATTAAGTGGATATAACACAAAACTTACAGCAGGTGTATAACCTCCCCACTCAAAACCTTCTAGTAATCCTTGAGTACCTAATCCTGAACCTGCATATGGGTCTTGATATCTTATTAAAGCAGGTAGTGGATAATGATGTATCTTTCTTATAGTAAAATTACCATTAGAAAATGAACCTGATTCTAATGATACTGAATTATCTTTTGTAAAATCATAAATTTGTTTATCTTTTTTTATTCGTATACTTCCTGTGTAATATGTTACATTTCCTCCAACACCTACAGATGTACCATAATGTTCTGCTAGTTTAAATATTGATGCATTGTTGGTATCTATATATTCTTGAGATAAACTTTGAGAACCTGTATTTGCTCCTAGCAAGTATAACAAATTATCTCTACTTACATAAGTATTTACTTGAGAACCATACTCAGTTACTGCTTCTTCAAATGCTGCAAAAAAATTAGATTGTTGTAATTCAACATCTACTATGGGATATCCTAATCTTCTTGCACACCAATCTGCAATCATATCTGCATCTTGTTGAAATGCATAATCATTATCATATATGCCGTATGGAGTATCTCCTTGGAAGAATGATGCTGAACCGGGCCAAATAGGAATATGTGCCATCTTTCCTTTACTTTGTTTTCATTTATATAATATTACTACTTACTATAAATATAATATAACTACAATAAAAAAACCCCATCTTTCGATAGGGTTCAAAAATCTATTGCACTTTTAGTTTACCTACTACACCCTTAATTAGAAAAGTGTTTTACTGTTTTTGTAGAAAGTGTAATCACTTGGTCAATTATTAAAAACCACTCTTCTAGTAAGCTTTCAAGTACGTCATCTGCTAAGTCAAATTCTTCATTGAACAATTTAATCAGTTCAGTTCTTTCTGCTGAATTAACATCTTTTAATTCTGCTAAAGCATCAGGTAATGTTCCATAAATAGAAATTACTTTAAACACTAATACTTGTACAATTCCAAAAATTTCAGCAGTATCAATTTTTCCGTTTCCGTTTACATCTACTTTAGTAAATGCTGAAATCAATTGAGCTAAATGTTGAATTGTAGGTTTTAACTTTTCAATACCTAAAGACATTTTGTTTTGATTTTTTAAGTTTGAGAATATTATTGAATATCAACTATAAGTATATCTGTTGTAGTTAAAATAAACTATATTTTTAAATATTTAACTATTTTTTTATATTTTATTTGGTTCGTCTGCCAAAATTTTTTGAATCCATCATTTCCTTAACCAACTTTGTAAATTTTTCTATTTGAGATTTAGACATATTCTTAGCAGCATCTTCTACATTCTTTCCTACTTCTGCTGCTGACATTTTCTTATCTTTATAGGCTTTAACTATCTGAAAGAATTTTTGTTGTTTTTCTGATTTTGATGGCATTTTGTTTTGTTTTTTAATTTTATGCTAAACATTTTCCTGTAATTGATTTTGTGTATTCATATGTGTTTGTTCCAAAAGATACAAGAAGAGCTGCATCTTGTGACCCTATTCCTGTACCATAGACAATTGAAGTAGGTGAAAGTGTAGTAGCTGTTGCCCAAGATGTGCCATTGTATTCTTCTACACACGAACCTCCTGCTGTTGAATTGCCTCCCATAAGAAGTGCTTGATTTTGTGTACCTGCTCCACCCCCTCCATGTCTTGCTTGTATTAATGCACCACCTGCTGACCAAGATGTGCCATTGTATTCTTCTGTACATGAAAATATTGCAGTTCCTGTGCCTCCTATTCCTAATCCTACATTTTGTGTTCCTACACCTGCTAATTGTTGTCTTGCTTGTATTAATGCACCACCTGTTGACCAAGATGCACCATTATACTCTTCTGTACATGTCCATCGTTGATAACTACTACATCCTCCAAATGCAAGTCCTGCATTCTGTGTTCCTGCCCCACCTAAATTTAGTCTAGCAGTAGATAAAGCACCACCTGATGACCAAGATGTGCCATTATATTCTTCTGTACGGCAATGGCATTGAAATCCTGCAAAATCTCCAAACTCATCATACACCTGCCGTATCCCTCCCATTAAAAGTCCTTCTGAAACTGTTCCCACTGCTGCACCAGAGAATCCTCCTGTTATTAATGTTCCGCTTGTTGACCAAGATGTGCCATTGTATTCTTCAGTACAACTTAAAGGCCCACCTTGCAAACCACTACCATCAGGTGCTTGACCTCCTGCTATGAATGCATCATTTTGAATACCTGCCCCTGCTACAAATCTAGCATTATTGATACGACCACCTCCTGATGACCAAACTCCTGCACCATACACAGGTGTACAAGTTTTACCATATAATTCACTCATACCATCAGGAGATGATAGATTTGCACAAGCAGAATAACTCCTTAAACTAATATTAGAGCATAAATTTCCTAGTTCTGCTGCTAATTGAGAAAATGATATTTGTCCGCTTGATGGTAATGGCATATTATTTCTCTTTTAATATTTTTATTTCATTACTTAATTCATTTATGCATTCAATAAGTAATGGAATTATTTTTTCATATCTAACTGCATAATACCCACTATCATTTATTCTTAATGCTTGTGGTAAAACATCTTCTAAATCTTGAGCAATTACACCAACATCATTACCTTCATACCCATGTATATTAAAATGTTCTTTTATCCAATCAAATTCAACTCCATTTAATTTTGATAATTTTTCAATGGGATTTTCAATTTTTTTTATGTTTTCTTTTAATCTTCTATCTGATGTTGAAAATGCTACAATATCATTACTTGCATCAATTCTTCCATCTGTTGCACTATTTGCTATGTTTCCTCCAACTGAAATTGAACCTGCTGTTATTTTCAAATCTCCTGCAACAACTGTTAATGTTGTGCCATCAAATGTCAAGTTTGTTTCTGCATTTATTGTGGTAGAAGATACAGAGGTTATTACCCTATTATCTGCTGGGTTTGTATATGATGTTATTCCTGCACTTGCACCTGTTGCACCTTGTGCACCATTAGAACCATTAGTACCTGCTGTACCTTGTAAACCTGTTGGGCCTTGTCTTCCTTGAAAACCTTGAGCTCCCGTAGAGCCTGTACCTCCCGTTGCTCCT